CGGCAAAGAGGGCTTATCACGTTGGCAAATCTGCTCGCGCTTGAACATTGGCATCCACAACATGAATGCTTGGGAAGGCGCACACGAAGATTTTCGCGGTGCCTTGGATCAAGCACGACTTGATGCGCTCTCATACTGGGAAGACTTGGCGCATGATCACATACGCGAAGCTCCTGGCGGCGTGAGACTTAATACTGGGTTGTGGAGCCGAAGCATGGCAGCACGCTTTCCCGAGCAATACCGCGAGAACTCCAAGCTCGAGGTCACAGGCAAGAATGACGGGCCAATCCAAGTCGACATGGTGCATGACTTCTCACAAGACTTGTTGGATGATCTCCTAGCTACGCGCCAAGCCGATGCTAAGCCAAGCAAGAGCAAGTGAGTTCGCCGATCGGATCCGCAAGGGTCCTGATCTTAACCTCATGGCGGATGAGCGCAAAGCTGTGCACAAGGCTCGACAAAGCTGGCTCACAATAGCCAATGACCATCAAATCCCTCCACCCGGCGATTGGTGGACTGTATGGCTTTTACTCGCAGGCCGAGGCGCAGGCAAGACTCGCGCAGCTGCCGAGTGGCTATGGTACGAAGCTTGGACTCACCCCAAAACTCGATGGCTTGTCTCCGCGCCTACATCATCCGATGTCCGCGATGTTTGCTTTGAAGGCGACTCAGGTCTGACAACGGTGATCCCCGAGCAGCTGATCCACCATTACACACGATCCTTGCATGAGATAGTCCTCATCAACGGGTCGCTGATCAAAGGGATTCCGGCGTCTGAGCCCTCACGATTCCGAGGTCCGCAGTTCCATGGCGGCTGGTTTGATGAGCTTGCTGCATGGGACTACCTTGACGAATCCTGGGACATGATTCAGTTTGGCATGCGCTTAGGACTGAAGCCTAAGATGCTATGCACCACAACGCCTAAGCCCAAGCCATTGATCGTGGATCTGGTGAACAGAGATGGGGAGGATGTGATATGTACCAAGGCCAGCACGTACGACAACATCCACAACCTCGCTCCATCGTTCAAAGCGCAGATTCTGCAGTACGAGGGTACGAAGCTCGGCAGACAAGAGATCTACGCCGAGATTCTAGATCCTGAAGAGGCCGGCATCATCAAGCGTGATTGGTTTAAGCTGTGGGATAACGAGAAGCCGCTGCCTAGATTTGAGTACGTGCTTCAGTCTTATGACTGCGCGACCAGTGACAAGACCAAGAACGACCCAACGGCCTGCACAGTGTGGGGTATCTTCAGGCCAAGTCCCGACAAAGCTATGAGTGTCATGCTCATTGACTGCTGGGAGGAGTACATGCAGTATCCTGAACTGCGACCCAAGGTGATCGAGGAGTCCACCGCCATTTACGGTGATGAGAACGAGTTCGGTCACGGGAAAAAGGTAGACATGATCCTGATCGAGGACAAGTCAGCCGGCACTCAGCTTATCCAAGATTTGCAACGCGCCGGTCTGCCTGTGAGAAGCTACAATCCCGGGAACGCGGACAAGACTACACGCCTCAATATCGTGGCTCCCATCATCGCCAAAGGCAGAGTCTACATTCCCGAGTCCTCGGTCAATGCAGGCATGGCTCGTGATTGGGCCGAGCCTTTGATCAGCCAGCTATGCTCCTTCCCCGAAGTCCGGCACGACGACTTGGTGGACTCTACATCTCAAGCTTTAAGACTTTTGCGAGACTTAGGGTTAATTTCCATCGACCCGGTATACAATCCAGATGACGACTACGAAGAAGATCGTCCAAGGAGGGTAAACCCATATGCTGTATGACGAAGAACTGGCCCGTATGCGAGCACAGATGCTCGCTAAAGAAGAGGAAGAGCCTCCTGTCTTTGATGACGGCGCTCGATTCCTAGGGCAAGACCCCAATATGATGCAGGTTGGCTTATTCGGCCGACCAAAGAAGCCGGCAGCTCCGCCCACAGCACCCCCAGTTAACTTACAACGTCGATCGATCTTAGGCCTGACGCCTATGCCTGCTGATCTGCCTGCCGTGATTCCCCCATCGGCGCCAAGACCTACGCCTCAGCAAATCGAACAAGCTGTTCCTCAGCAACAGCCTACATCATCTGCGCCAAGTTCGGCTCCAAGCGCAAGCCCGCTTCAGGCTTTAGCAGACAAGGCACTGAACGCGCCAATGTCAAGACGCGATGTGCTGCAACGCGCAGGCCAAGTAGCATTGCAGCAAGTTGTGCCAATGCCTAGTGTTACAGACGTCATACCTCAGGTTATGTCGCCATTAGCAGAAGTTGCAAAAGCCGCGCCTGCCTTTGACAAGAACGCAATCATTGGTGCTGTGTCTTCGTTCTTAACAGACAAGATGGGTAGCACAACAGAAGAGCTAGGCAAGGAGTTGGCAAAGCGTGGTGTATATGACTATGACCCAGACAATCCTTTGACTGCATGGGAATATGCGCAATACGGCGATGAGACGCATGCAAATTATGAAGGTGAGGGCGAGCCTGACTTAAGTCAGACTTCAGGCCTTGCAACTTTGCGTGATAACTTCAATTTGAAAAAGTTGTCAGAGCATTCAGGCATTCCAATCGAAGAGCTTAAAAAGTATATTAGTGATGTTGAGTTGCAAAGTCTGCCATTGCACATAGGCAATAGACAAGAAAGTCTTTCAGCGATTATGGAAGATGGTCGCCCTAAAGAGGCGTACCGCATGACTGCGTTGGAAGAGCTTGGGCCTATAAATGACTACATACGAAAAGCAGCCACAGAATTATTTGGCACGCAAAAATCTTTTGACGAGGATGAGCGTTGGGAAATTGCAAATCATGCGCAAGGGTTAGCCTACGACGACTACGTGCGTAAGACAATAAACAATGTTGAGATGCCTGCGTACCAGTTTCATGATGAGATTTTATTTAAGGCAGGCAAAGACTGGCTGGATGACTCATTGTCTAATGTGTTTGACCAAGGCCTTGAGTACAGTGGCTACGGGTTTGATGACTTTTACGAGCGTATGGACGATGCGCTTAAACCTAAGCGTGCGCCAAAACCAAAAGCTGAAAAACCAAAAGCTGCAAAGCCTAAAGCAAAGTCTAAGGACAAATAATTATGTATGAAGTACCATTTGGTGAAGACGGTGGCAGTGGTGACTTAGACAAAATGCGATTGGCTTTGGCCAAACAGAACAAGCCGATAACACCGCCGTCTGCAGCTTCGCAGATCCCAGGGTATGGTAAGCCAGTACCACCTGCGCAAACAAAGCCTGATCCCTTAGGCGCGGCAGCAGGTAACTTTACCGAGTTGGCAACAAAGTTCAATCCGCTGATGATGATGAAGTCCATGCAGGAGTCTGTTCGCACTCTCAACCCAGTAATTCCTGTTGCAGGCGCTTGGGCCGATGTTGCGCAGAACGTACAGACAGCGGGCGCCGAGGCGATGTACGACATACTTGGGAACCGCAAAGGCATTGAGAAGATGCAGCAGAACTATGTGCCTGTTACTACAGGCCGGTTCTACCAAGAGCCTACCACGCCTTTAGGCAAAGAGTTTGAGACAGATGTGATGAAGGCAATGGACGCGTCCAAGATACCGGCAATGTGGCCCATGGCTTTGAACCAGCCAATTAGACCCCCAATTACCCCTAACGACGTCCGCGTTATGGGCGCTGAAGCCACAAGAATAGGCAGGCAAGTCAAGGATATACCTACAGACTTCTACAACGCGCAATCTGGTTTGCAGAAGTTAGACCCGATCACAGGTCAGCCGACGTACGGCGCCAAGCTCCAAGGCGTAGCTGAAAGCGTTGGGGACATCATGGCGCAAAGGGAAATGCAAGGGTTGCCACCCATCCCTGGGCTCCCCGCTTCCATGCAGCCAATGAACCCTAAGCTGTACGCCATGCGACCTGAAGGGTCAAGGGTTACGACAGCTACACTGCCTGTAACTGCAAAGCAATCTTCTGCAACGTACTCACCTGCGTATGATATTGTTAGTAATGTCATTGACAGCTCAACAATTACCCCCGTGCAAGCGTTGGATGAAATACAAAACAACATCTTGCGTAAGCCTGAAGCTGGGTCTGCACGTAGGGCCTTTGAGTCTTTTCT